ATGGCAACGCGCGGGTGTATGGCGACGCGCAGGTGTCTGGCAACGCGCAGGTGTATGGCAACGCGCGGGTGTATGGCAACGCGCGGGTGTCTGGCGACGCGCAAGTGTCTGGCGACGCGCGGGTGTCTGGCGACGCGCAGGTGTCTGGCGACGCGCAGGTGTCTGGCAACGCAAATTTTTTGCTGGTAGGGCCTATTGGTTCACGATGCGCATTTCTCACCATCACAGCGGACGCTAAGATCAAGGTGCGCTTCTCCACTGGCTGTTTCAACGGCGACCTAGAAAAGCTACAAGCTGCAATCAAAGAAACGCACGGAACTGATTCACTATTTGCTAGGCAATACGCAGCGGCAATCGCACTAGCAGCAGTTTGTATTCAGGAGAAAACCGATGTTTGACACCCTCATTAGACTTACCGTTGTGTTCGCGGTAGTGTTAGCGCTCATCATTCATCTAGCAGGCCGCGCGATGACTTATTCAGACTTGAACCACAAGCAGCAACAGCTAGCCAAGCGGCTGCGCACGCAACGCCCTATGTGTATTCCCGGCACGGATCGGATTATCGTTAAACGCGAAGCAGAGATATGGCACGCGCTGGTTGTCTCCAGCGCACGGGAACTGTGCTTGGAGCAAAATCAGGTGACGGCATTTTGCAACGCTTGCGGGATATCGGAATGAACGCTATCCGCCGGTTCCTGCATTGGTTGGGTAAGCCCTATCGCTACCAATGCCGAACGTGCGACTGGGTAGGCAATGTCTGCTCTTGGACGGACTCCAGCGATCCCACTCGTTCACATTACCCAATCTGTCCGCGCTGCTTCACGAGGTTAAAACGATGAAACGATGCATGCACCGAGAACTATGGATTAGAACCGAACGAGATCGTTGCTCCTGGGTGCGCTGCGGCTCGTGTATGCTGACAGGGCCTAAAAAGCACTCTATAACCCTTGCACTGCTGGCGTGGATCGTATTCATCGCGAATGACCATCCGAAACGCCGCAAACGTGGATAGTTTCATCAAATGCCCGTTTTGCGCCGGTCATGAAGTAGTCAGCGCTGAGGCGGCAGAAATCATCGCTAATCAGATTGACGAATGCGTCAACCTGCTAGAGGAAATGCCCGTCAAGACGGAATTGCACAATATCCGCAATGCCATCTTGAACCATCAAGAGCGCGCGACCGACGTTGACGAATTGCTACGGTAGCGCTACTGTCACACGTCCCTTCCCCAGGAGCCTCTATGTCAACCCCAAAAAATGCCGTGTACAAATGGCTACGCGTTGCTACCCCCGCACAAGCCCGCGAATTAGCGAAAGCGGCTCAGACTTCTATCGCCCATCTGCGACATATCGCCGCCGGCCGACGCCAAGTAAGCGCGGACATGGGCCAGCGCTTGGCCACTGCCAGCCGCACCTTGAAGCATCGAGCGCTCTATCTCGATCAGCAAGCCCTGTGCCGCGTCTGTCGAGTCTGTCCCCTCGTTGAATCGCGTAAAACGAAAGCTGCTTAAAAGACTGCTGCGCGCCTGTGGGGATATTCCGCGAATACGTGGAGGCTGGTTGGTCCCTGTGCGGGATCGATCGCGGTAAGAAAGCACCGACCTACCCCCGATGGAACGAAACCCCGGTACCGGCGGATACAGCGGACGGCCTTGATGGCGCGGGGCTACTCCATGTTCAAAGCCAGACATGCGCCCTGGATATTGACGACTTGTCAAGCGCTCGTTTGTGGCTGGCCGAACGGGGGGTGGACTTAGACGGCCTACTGGCAGCCAAAGATGCGATCCAAATCAGCTCCGGGCGCGTTGGCCGGGCGAAGCTACTCTACCGACTCAAGACCCCGCTACGCACCTTTAAACCGCCAGGGAGCGGCCTGGAGCTGCGCTGTGCGAACCTGCAAGGACGATCGGTTCAGGATGTTCTGCCGCCCTCCGTGCATCCAGAGACGAAGAAACCCTATGAATGGGTCTTTGCCGAGCCGCTGTTAGGCGACTGGGCACGCCTGCCCGCGATCCCCGCGACGTTGAAAGCCGCCTGGCGTGCCTTGATCGATGACAACGAACCGCCAGCTCCCAGAGCACTGAATGGTGATATGGATGTGGCGCTAGAGAAGCTACACCGCTGGATCAAGGGCCAGGATTCCAATATGGGCTACGACCCCTGGCTCAAAGTCGGTATGAAGCTCCACCACGCCACGGGGGGCGCCGAGGAAGGGCTAGCACTCTGGGACGGCTGGAGCGCAAAAGCGACGCGCAAGTTTAAAAGCCCCCCGATGTGCCGTGCGCATTGGGTATCGTTCTCATCTCCCAAGGGCAAGATCGTCGCGACACTCGATAACGAGCTGCCGGCGGAAGCGGACGAATTTGAAATTGTCACGCCGAGCGCCGATACGACGGATAGCAAGATGCAAGAGACGGCGCGGCAACAACGGCAAGCCGCGTTTACTGAATTGGAGAAGCGCGTCGTGTACGTACTGGCGTCAGAGAAATATTTCGATACTACCCGCCATCGGTTGATCGGCAGTGACTCCGCGTTAGAGCATCAATTTACTGCGCTCATGCCTAGAAAAAACGGCAAGCGCATCAACCCTGTCACGGTACTCAAACAAAGTACCACGAAGCGATTAGTGGAAGGGCTGGCCTTCCATCCGGGGGAAGGGGCGCTATTTAAGTTAGCAGAGGATACCTATGCTAATCAGTACCGCAATCGGCTACCCGCGCCACTGGAGCCTACTAAAGAAGAAAACGACAAAATCGATTGGATCTTCGCGCGGATTGAAGATGGCAGCTACCGGCACTGGATCAAGCAGCTTTATGCGCATGTTGTCCAGCAGCCAGGGGTTAAGATCCGCTCGGCGCCGCTGATATGGTCGGATACCCAGCGCAATGGCAAGTCTACGATCATCAAAACCATTCCCGCGCTCTTGGTGGGGCGCGAGTACAGCCAGGATGTGGACTATCCGCTACTCACCAGCGATTTCAACGACTACCTGCAAGAGGCATGGCATGTCAATCTAGCGGAGTTTCGCGCAGGCACACGCGGCGAGCGGACGATGGTCAATAACAAGCTCAAAGCCTACATCGCGGAAGATACCGTGCCGCTGCACCCGAAAGGCGGCAAAGGGTATACGATGCCCAATCACTTTTTCGTAACCGCCAGCAGTAACGATGAGGACGCCGCCTCGATTGATAACAACGATGAACGATGGGGCATTTACGAATTCAAACAGCTCAAATATACCGACGCGGAGCGTCAGTGGATCATCTACGATTTTCTATTGAAGCCCCGAGCGGCGGCGGTCCTGCGCTGGTACTTTCTCCACTACTCCATCGACGGGTTCTACCCTGGAGGGAGCGCGCCGATGACGGACGCCAAGCAAGATATGGTGGAAGCGTCCCGGCCGGCGGATAAGGAACTATTGGAAACAATGTTTGAGGAACAAGCGGAATTCTTTGCGCGTGATATCGTCGTGGTGAGCGAGGTTCAAGCTTACGTTCATAAGCATTCCGTCGCGCGTCCCTCTGCAACGCGCGTTGGTAAAGTTCTAGCGGCAGCGCCTTTCTTTGGCGTTGCGATGCGATTTAGAATCAGAGAAAAGCTGTTTCGAGGGGTTATCGTTCGCAATCACGACAGATGGGTAGGGCGTCCCGGCCCTGAATTAATGGCCCATATTACAGGAGGAAATGACGACATTGACATTTTAACGTAGCAAGTGGTATTTTCTTGTTCCAACCAACGTAGGAGTTCCCATGTCAGAAGCCAGCAGAGCAGCCGCTCTCCAACATGCCGCCGCCGTCCATCACGGCAGCGGCGATTCTTTGGCGGTATTGCAAACCGCTGAATTGTTCCATGCCTTCGTCACCGGCGAGCCGGTATCGAATGCCGCGCCGCCAAAAGTTGCGAAGGCCGCTAAAACAGCAGCACCAAAGACTGCACCCAAGGCTGCGGAGCCGGAAGAAGCGGCCAGCGATGAAGTTACCAAAGAGCAAGTAGGTGAAGCGATTGAGGCGATGCTCAATGCTAACTTACGCAACGAAGCGATCAAACTATTCGCGAAGTACAAAGCGAGGAGTTTGTCGGGAGTTGATTCCGCGAACTATGCGGCACTGTTGCAAGATGCCAATGATGCGCTATTGAGTGCCTAGAGTTGTGCTGAAAGGTCGCTGTGCCTTTTGGGAAAGTGGCGACAGCCCCCAGGTGCAAAACACCTGGGGCGCCATGAAAAAGGAATAACATGTCAGAACATTCAGTCTTTGCGTTTTCCGCCTCGCCGCGTTGGATACCGTGCCCCGGTTCGATGGCTTATCCTGAGAATACCGCAGAAGGGGTAGATGGTGGATTCTACGCGGACGAGGGTAGCGCGGCGCATCTACTCGCCAGTTGGGTGCTCAAGGATAAAAAGAAACGGTGCGAGGATTTCATTGGTCAGAAAATCCCTGTAGGCAAACGAGAATTTGAAGTCACCGACGAATTCGCCAACCACGTACAAACCTACGTCGATGATGTGCAGCGACGTGCTATCGGCGGGTTTCTGATGGTTGAGCAACGCGTGACGCTGGCAGGCGTCGAAGGGTTTGACGAATCGAACTACGGCACCAGTGACGCTATCATGGCGCTGCCTGGTTACGGAGTGGTGGAAGATTTAAAATTCGGTCAAGGGGAGAAGGTCTATGCGTGGACGCCTGCGCGTGCGGATTCGCCGTTTGTTATGGACGCGTGGACTGAGGGTGAAGAAGAGCGAACTAGCGTTGAGCCGAACTACCAACTCATGCTATATGCGCTTGCATCGCTTGCGGATCTACGGCTTCTAATCGATGACCCAGGTTATATCCTGATCGTCATCAACCAGCCGCGTCTAGGCCATATCTCCGAACTGCGCGTGCCGATTGCCGTCTTAGAGCGCTTCGCCTTATTTGCAGCCGCAGCGTTGAAGAAAGCGGAATTGGCGATGGGTCTCGGCATTGATATCGCTGAAAGACGCAACATGTTTAACCCTGGTGAAAAGCAATGCCGCTGGTGTCGCGCCCTTTCCCGATGTCCTGCGGCCGCCAGTCGCGTGCAACAGGAAGTGGCCGCCGACTTTGATACAATCGCTGTGGAGCCGCCGGTATTGCCTATCAATGCCAAGCAAATTGCGAAAGCCATGCTCGCCGTATCGTTCGTGTCCGACTGGTGCCGAGCGGTTATGACTCGCGCCAATGAAATGGTTGCCGCTGGGATCGATATCATCGGTCCGGACGCCAAACCCTATAAGTTTGTTGAGGGCAAGCTAGGGGATCGCAAGTGGAGCGACGAGACGGCGGCAGAAGCTGCATTGGTTGGGGTATTGGCTGATAAGGCATACCAACCTCAAAAAATCTTGACCGCTAGCGGCGCATCGAAGATCCTCGATAAGAAGAAAACGGCGGAAACCTGGAAGGACGTGTTTGTGCCACTCATTAAGCGCGCACCGGGTAAGCCGGTGCTGGTATTGGGGAGTGATCCACGTCCAGCGTTTAGCCCCGCATCGAGCGCGGATGAATTCGACGTGGAGGAAGCAGAATGACATTGCATTATTGGTTGGTATTTTTATTGATCCAGCTCATCAACTTACCGCTGATGGTCATTGGCTGGTTCGTAGTGCCGTTTGATGTACTGGAAGGTAACGATGTCCCCTGGATATGGGAGAACCTAGACGATACACCACAGCCGTCATGGTCTAAATGGCGAACGATCCGATGGCTTGCCTTTCGCAATCCAGTGGCTAACTTGCGTCACGTCAAAGGGGTTTCAGCCATCGGTAGGCCGCTCTTTTATCGCACCTGGACCGAATTTGGCAAACTTTGGTATATCAAATTAGGTTGGATGTCGAATGGCTATCCGGCCTGTAGCGCGGGGGCCGGCCGTGGGTATTGAAGAAATTACTTGCACTCTTTGCGATGGCGACGGCCAGGCCCTTACCGTCATCTGTCCACGCTGTCACGGATCAGGAAAAATTGTACCGCGTTCGAAGCGTGTGCTACCCTACATCGCCGTTCCTCGAATCTATGCCCGAGGGGCGTTAGTCACAAAACGAAACACGAAAGGAAAGTAGAAATGCGAATCATGCTCCGTGATGTCCGTCAATCATTCATGTGCTATTGGAAACCGGAACCGTTTCCCAACAGCACCGACCCCACGCCCTATTTCAGCGGCACCTATCTCCTACCGGCGGATCACCCTCAGTTGCCAGAGTTGAAAAAGATTTGCTTAGAGCTATGCGTCGAGAAGTGGGGCAAAACCAAAGGCCCGGCGATCTACAAAGCCATTCAGATGACGGGGAAGATTTTCTTGCGAGATGGCAACGCGAAACCCGATTACGATGGGTTCCCTGGCAACTGGTTTATCTCGGCTCGTTCAAAAGTCATGCCGAGTTATTTTGATGGCCAGAAGCAGCCGATCACCGAAGCCCAAGGCGTTCTCTATAGCGGTTGCTATGTCAATGTTAGCCTGGAGATGTTCGCCTATACCAAGGGGAACAATGGTCTAGGCGCCCGTCAACGCGGCGTGCAGTTCTTACGCAAGGGTGACGCCTTTGGCGGCGGCGGGCCGCCGGCCGATGAGTCCGAGTTTGATGAAATCGACAATCCGGAAGAAGCCGGCGAAGTCGATCCGTTGATGGGTTAAACCGAGTCCCGCCCGCGCGCCCTTTGATCTGAATTTCGCCTTAACGATCGCTGCGGATCAGGCGCGCGGGAAATGGGCGGATAGGAGCCTCCCTTGTTTTCCCAAAATATTGACGAGAATTGCGAGACGTTAAAAGAGCTATTGCGCGGCTTGCCGCCATCTGCTCGCGGACGCGCCAAGAAAGCGGCGGCGGCGATCGAGAAGGTATTCGTCGGCCTTCAAAAAGATCATCCCAAAGATGGCGCTGTCGCTTTAGGTGCAGCATTTGCTATCTACATGATCGGCGCTCGGATCGTAGAGCAAGCGAAAGAAGGCAAGCATGACGGCTTGATTGAGCTAGTGTCGTGAAGTCTTATCGAATCACCTGTGGCTGTATAACCTTCCTTTTTCGCGCCACGAGCATTGGTGCAGCGGTTAGTTTTGCCCGATTATGGTCGCGCGTAAAGGTTGAGCGTACAGGCTAATGCGCTTGTGGCTCGATACGGAAACACGCTCCCGCGTACCCATTCGACAGGGGAATGTTAAATACTCAACAGCGGTTGAGATGACAATGATCCAGTACGCGATAGACGACGGCCCTATCGTCATCATCGACATGTTGAGCCGTGCCGCAGCGGCAAAGCGCAAAACCCAGCTCGCTACGCTCAAAGCCGTTATTCTCAAGGCGACCGAAGTGTGGGCGCATCAAGCCGAGTTCGACCGGACGATGGCGGATGCCACCAAGACCCTCGATATCCCTGAAAAGAAATGGCGCTGCACCGCTGCACTCGCGCGTATGCACGGACTCCCAGGGGGCCTCGATAAGCTCTGTACGATTTTCAATGTGCCAGAACAATTCGCCAAGCTCAAGGGCAAAGACATTGGCGAAGTGTTCTGGAAACCGAATAATAAGGGCGACTACAATACACCAGAGACGCACCCTCAAGAGTGGGCAGAATTCCTGCGCTACGGCGGCCGGGACGTAGAAGCCATGCGTTTCGTTTGGCGCAAAATTCCGAAGTGGAATGCGACCCCCCGGATGTGGGCGGTGTGGGCACTCGATTATCGAATGAATCATCGCGGCGTCGCGATGGATTTGAAACTTGCTGCCTCTGCCGTAGACGCCACAACGCGCGCCAAACGCACGCTGGCGGCGCGTACGGCTAAGCTCTCTAAGATTCAGGCCAATGGGTTAGAGGGGGGTGAGAGCGCCGTAGAATCGACCACCCAGCGCGATCGGCTGCTTGCCTACATGGAAGAGTGCGGCGTGACGCTGCCGGATCTCACCGCCGATACTGTCGAACGGAGGCTTGAAGATGAATCACTCCCGGAACATATCAAAGAGCTGCTGCGGATTCGCCAGAAAGCTAGCAAAGCGAGTACGGCAAAATACCAGCGAGTGCTTAACCAGCATGTTGGGGGGCGTCTTTTTAACCTTCTGGTGTTTTGCGGTGCTATGCGTACTGGCCGCTGGGCTGGTCGCACTTTGCAGCCACAGAATCTACCTCGCCCTCAGCACGAACCGTGGGACATAGCGCACGCGATCAAGAGATTCCACGAAGAGACGATTGAAGACTACGCGCCAGAAGAAGTCATGGGCCTAGCGTCGAGCTGTCTCCGGGGGTTAATCGTCGCCGCCCCTGGTAGGCGATTAGTGATAGCCGATCTTGCCAATATCGAAGGTCGGTTTATGGCTTGGATTGCAGGCGAAGAGTGGAAGATCGCCGCCTATGCGGCGTATGATCGGAAAGAAGGTCCCGATCTCTACAAGGTGGCGTATGCAAGACCGTTCGGCATTGACCCTAACGACATCGCGGATGAAGGCGACTGGCGCCGACAAGTGGGCAAAGTCATGGAGCTGGCGCTCCAGTACTACGGTGGCGTCGGTGCCTTCTGCTCGATGGCAGAAACATATGGCTTGCGTCTCGATGAGCTTGCCGTTACCGCCTGGGCCACGATTCCGCTCGACATTAAGCGAGAGGCGGCACGACTATGGCTCAAAGCTATCAAGCAGCACCGAACCTACGGGCTGCCCGAGCGCACTTGGATCGTCTGCCAGTCGTTGGTTCTTATGTGGCGCGCCGCCCATCCCTGTATCGTGGCATTCTGGGAAGCTCTCGATAATGCGATCAAGGATGCGATCCGATCACCTGGAAAGGTGTTTTGTGCCGGGGAGCGTATCCGCGTTGACCGAATTGGTAATTGGCTGCGAATCAAGCTCCCTAGCGGACGCTATCTCAACTATCCCGCCCCTCGAATTAAAACCGATGGGCATTTCACCAACCGATCGTTCATTGGCGTAGACCCCTACACCAAGCAATGGGGTCGTATTTTTACCTATTCCGGCAAGGACGCGGAAAATGTCTGCCAGGGGGGCTGCGCAGATATTCTCATGGACGGATTGTTGGCAGCGGATGAGGAAGGTTACAATCCGGTATTGAGCGTCCACGATGAGGGTGTTACCGAGCCGCCTGACGAAGAGCGCTATAACGATAAACATTTGAGCCAATTACTGGTTGAATCGTCGTTATGGGCGGATGGATTGCCGATGGCGGCAAAAGGAAAAGTCAGCTACCGATATAGCAAATGATACTTTTCATTCGCATTTTGTTAGGAATCGATGCATACTTTTGTTTAGTAGTAGCAATTGGTAAGTTTTTACGCTTACGACGCGAGCAAGATAATGACGGAACTTGAAACTTTGCTCTATACTGCGCTTAAAGCGATGCCTTGCCGGTGTCAGATGGTAGGCGGCCCTAAATGGCATTTCAGAGCCAAAATGGAAGTAGCAAAACAATGCAGTCGATGTGCAGCAATTGCTGCCTATGAATCACAATCGGGAAAATTCGATGAGCATTGAACGCGCGCCTTGCAGGTGGATTCGAGAATCGGGACCTGGCAATTACTGGCTGAGCGGATGCGGCCGGGGCTATCCGACCAGGGGCGCAAGTATCGCCGAATGGAGATTTTGTCCTCTCTGCGGAAATCGAATGGACGATATTAACCCGCATCCCAAAGCGTCACAATCTGCAAAGGAAACATAGCCCATGAAAACAAAGCGGAAATCTCGCAGCACACCGCGTAAGGCAGTCCACGGGGATATTTTCCTTGTTCCCGTATATGACTCAAAGCAAGCACACAAGATCTTCGCGGACGCCAAATTGTTGGACCGATATTACGACGCTCTGGAGGCGAATCGCGTAAACGATGGCCCATACAGCGACGGTGATACAGCGAGGAATGCTGATCGAGCACGCGGAGAATTCTTCGTTGCGGTGCTCGCTTGGGCGCGAGACAAGGGCGCCGCATTGCCATGCTCAGCACTGCAAAACGAGGTAGCCAAGTGAGACCACACGGCGAAAACATCGAGTACGACAAGTTGCGGGATCGCTACGATGCTCTTGCCGCCGAGCTGGCCGAGCACCTGGCCGAGCACACCGTATCGGACAACGCCAATGACCTGCTACATGACCGCATCCGCGCGCTTGAGGCGCGGGATCGTGAGATTCGTGAGGCTCGGCTGGTTTGGGCCATGACGTGCGACTGCCGCTGTCCTGGGTGTCAAGGATTTGATGAGGTCGTGAATGGCACATCTCAGGAAACGGGGGCAAAGCCGCCGCAGCCCCAGTTTGGTATTACAGAGCCAGAGAGCACGTTGTGCATCCATTGCGGGAAATCTGTCGGGTATCACTATCAAACGGCGATTGGCCAGCTTTTCTGTGAGCCACCATCCGCATCGAAAATCGGAGATGTCAAATGAACGAACCTAAACCTACAGTCGTAGAGTGCCAAGTTTGCCATCATTTGTTCGTCAGGGCAGAGATGGCCGATCACCTAACTACTCACGAAACCCATGGGTTGCCACACCTCGATACCTGCCAATTGAAATATGGCGGCATTCGTTGCACCTGTGGCTTATTTCCCGACACAGAAGGAAAGTCCGATGCCTGATTCGTCAAACCCCGGTCCAAATGCTGCGCCCCTAACGGAGGCCCAGACCGACATTCTGCGGCGGCTATCACGGCCGGCTGGATGCACGGCTTGGCGCGAACCTCTTCATCCCTGGCGCGGGCTAATGACCCGAGAAGCATTTATCGCGTCACAAGCCGATGGAGGAGCGGAGCAATGAACACCAGGATCTTCACGAAAAGCGATTACACAAGGTTCGCCATGAGCAACGCGCCCGCAAAAGCCAAACCGTTCCGGGAGACTCCATCGGGTAAGTACCGAGGCCGTGGCGGCATCACTTCGTATGTGGTGGACCGTGAAACTGATAGGCCAGTGGGGACTGCTCACCGATCCCTAGCCGACGCTAGGTGGTGGGCCGCTAAGTACAATCGCGATGAGGGCACGAAGCGTTATTACGGGATCAAATTGCGGGACTTCGTGAACGAAGGAAAGCATCCGAATCCAACCGTGCAAAAAGCTATTGATTATATGACGGCATGGATTGCTGACGGCCCGGTGATTTCACCATCTGACATTCAGGCTGCGATTGCCGACTTACAGGCCAGCGGAGACGAGAAGCATGGACTTTGATGCGCGCGTGAAGGAACTTGATCAGGACTGGTCAATTCTATGCGACGAGCAAATCAAGCGCGTGAAGGTACTAGAGGCCGCGCTGCGCGAATTGCTGCGCCTCAAGGATCTGAAAACCGACGCAGAGGCAATCAACACAAGCGGCAGTTGGGAGGCCGTACATCGCCAGCGAGATATGCGCGCCGAGTACGAAAAGACAAAACCGCTGGCCTGGGATGCGGCGCGCCGCGCTTTGACACAGTCTGATGCCAGCGATAAGCATGGGTAAACCAGAAACTTCCGTTGAAGAACGCCTTACTATTGGTGCCGCACAACGCGGCGGATGGGCCGCTAAAATGGTTGATAGAGGCAGACGCGGTGCTCCTGATCGTGAGTGTCGTTTCCCTGGGGCCAATACTGTCTATGTTGAAACCAAAGCCATAGGTGGCAAACTTAAGTCTTGGCAAGCACGCTACCACGAAGAGCTACGAGCGCTCAATTACATAGTAGTGGTGCTTTGGACTATTCCCCAAGTCGATAAATTCTTTTCGGACTACGATCGTGGCGTGTATGGTTGAACCGTTAATTTTGCGCCCCCCACAGCCGCCGATGATCCAATTCATTCGTGACACAAAACGTTGCGGCCTTTGGGCGGGCATGGGGATTGGCAAATCGAGTTCCGCGCTATTCGCGATTGAATTGATGGCGTTGCTAGGTGAAATCGATTTAAAAAATCCGGTACTTGTCATCGGCCCTGCGCGGGTAGCACGCGATACATGGACTGATGAGCAAGCCAAATGGAATCAGTTTGCACATTTGGTGATCGTACCTCTATCCGGCACCCCGGTCGAACGACTTAAAAAGCTCAAAACTCCAGCGCATATTTACACCATTAGCTACGAATTACTCCCGTGGTTGGTAGACTATTGGCTAGCCAAATGGCCCTATCGAGTGGTGATTGCAGATGAACTCGAACGACTCAAAGGTTTTCGGGAGAAAGCACATGGAACCAATCTTCACAGCGCGAAAAGTGGCGCTTCGGGTAAAAGGGCGCACGCGATTGGACGAGTGGCGCATAACCTCACGGAACGCTGGATTAACTTGGGAGGAACACCTGCTCCTGCCGGCCTCAAAGACCTATGGGGTAGCACCTGGTTTCTGGATAGAGGCGAACGGCTTGGACGAACTTTCACAGCTTTTAAGAACCGTTGGTTTAGACTCCGTTGGAGTGGAGTCGGTATTGAACCTTTGCCGTTCGCAGAAAAAGAAATTCACGCAGCACTAGCGGGTATTTGCCTTACCGTTGATCCAGCCGACTACTACGACCTTAAAAAACCCATCGTCAACCCGATAAAAGTGCACTTACCGCCGAAGGCGCGCGCACTCTACCAAAAACTAGAGAAGGAAATGTTCGTGAAGCTCGATAGCGGCGCGCATATCGATGCGTTGACGGCAGCAGGGCTCACCAACAAATGTCTGCAAATGGCGAATGGCGCTATGTACACCGATTATCCCGCCTGGGAAGAGGTTCACCGTGCAAAACTCGAAGCGCTGGAATCGGTTGTCTCGGAATCTGGCGGCGCACCGCTCTTGGTCCAATACTCTTACAAATCAGACAAGGCCCGCATACTGTCTGCTTTTAAAGGTGCTGTCGATATTTCTACACCCAAGGGCCTTGCTGCTTTTAAATCTGGCGATGTGGGGATGGGCGTTGCACACCCTGGGTCGATGGGCCACGGCATTGACGGCTTACAGCATGTAACGAATCAACTAGTTCGTTTTGGCCATACCTGGAAACTCTCAGAGACGATGCAAATGCTGGAGCGTATTGGCCCCATGCGACAGTTCAATGCCGGCTATAAACGCGCAGTTTTCGTCCATAACCTGATTGCGGAGAACACGCTCGATGAAGACGTACTCGATGCTCACGAGCATCATCGATCCGTTCAAGATGCGCTCTTACTCGCTATGAAGCGCCGTTAATGAAAGTACCGATTGTTAGTCTCGCGCCTGGCTATGTAGCTAAACCCCCGGTCAGTAAAGGTGGCCGACAGAAAGCTACCCACTGCAAACGCGGCCATGCACTGGCGCCGGGAAACCTCTATCACGCCCCGAATGGCGAGCGGCAGTGCCTTACTTGCCGCGCACGGTACGCTGCTCTAAGATAGCTCTATGAACTTTGAAGCCCTCTTTCGCCACCATGCCGGCCGCCGTGTCGATAAGTGGTACCACTACTTTGAGATTTATGATCGCCATTTTAGCCGCTTTCGAGGCGAGCCGATTCGAGTGTTAGAAATCGGAGTAGATCACGGCGGGTCACTCCAGCTTTGGAAACAGTACTTTGGCGCGTATGCGCAAATTGTAGGTCTCGATATCGACCCCCGCTGCAAACAGTACGAAGAGAACCAAATCGGAATAAAGATTGGTAACCAAGCGGATGTGGCGCTACTTAAATCCCTTGGCGGATTTGATATTGTGATCGACGACGGATCGCATCGACTCCAAGATCAGCTCGCTAGCTTCGAAGCGCTATGGCCCTCAACACGCGGCGTATACTTGATTGAGGATTGTCATCAAGCGACTCCCCAACCCCCCGACGTGGTATTAGGGTATCACTACCCCTGGGTTGTCGTCGCTGAAAGACCGCAGCGGCTCATCAAAGGCGCCCCCTCGCGCGAATTGCGGCCGGATGAGATTGAGGCGACGGAGAAATACGGATGCCGATAGCAACAGAGTTAGAAAAAGCATATCTCGCGGGAATTATCGACGGGGAAGGTTGTATTGGCGGAGCGGAATTGCAAGACAAACGTGCAGGACGCGGAGCCGGGGTTATGTTTACCGTTTTTATCGGGATGACTGATCGCGAAGCGGCAGAATTAGCGTGTTCTTTATACGGGGGGCACATTCGCAAAACACAAGATAAAAGAAGGAAAGCTTTTCGGCGTCCAATGTTCATTTGGCAAGCATATGGTGAAATAGGGGCTAGATTTTTGCGAGACGTTCTGCCTTATCTGCGCATTAAACATGAGCAAGCTAAAGTATTTATTGAAGCAAGAGCTACTTTTACTGGGGGTCCAAAGAAAGGGCATCAAGGATGTAAACGGCCCAGCGCTACGGATATAGCTTTACGGTTTGATTGTCTGCGGCGGTTAAAATCTCTTAATCAACGGGAGCCCCAATATGCCCGCTAGATCGGAGGCGCAGTTACGAGCGATGTACGCCGCTGCCGCCGGCAAGAGTACATTGGGAATCCCTAAGCAAGTCGGCAAAGATTTTGTAGCCGCCGGTCCTGTCAGCAGCAAGCTACCGGAGAAGGTTTCACAGAAGAAAGATAAGCCGTTAGGCGATCAATTCTAGGCGTTGAATAACGCTTGCTCCGCTAATCGACGGCGTTTCAAACCGGCATTCTCCACTCCGTTGACGTGATCCCACTTCGGGAACTCGGCTGCTGCCGCCGTAAAGTTCCTGGCGTTGATCAACCGCGCCATCGTCGAATGCGCCTCATGGCCTACGCCTACGTTGAAGGTAAAGCTCACCAGGGCATCGAATTGATTCTGGCTGACGTTGGTCGTAATCGATGTATCGACGCCATGTACCGCCGCCTGCGTGTCTTGCAGAAACCATTCTTCGGCCTGCTCTGGGGTGCAGGTCGTACCCTCCACCACATCCAGTCCGGTATGCCCCCACCCACAAGTCCAGACGCCTTTTTGGTCCTGGTAGGCCGTCAACCGTAGCTCTTCAAACTCTTTGATTAGGCCCTCGCCAGTTGAGCTTAAGGTGTTCATTCCGCTCTCCCCTCTTCAAGTCCGCGCGCATGGCCCTTGGCGTCAGAGGCTTCTGCGGTACTATCGATGAGCTGCGTGACTAAACTGTTGGTTGCTTTGTGAACTATTTCCACCTTTCGCTCCATTCGGATGACATAGATCAGAGTGGCAATGGAGGTAAGCAACGATGCAATTCCCTCTAAGGATATCGTCATACGTCGGTACACGCAGGAAGCACGTAAGACTGCTTAGTGAGCCGTTGATACTCTTGAATCAGCCATTGCATCCTAGAAAAATAAAGCGCTCGCGCTTCTTCGGTAGCCGCATGGCACTGACTGATTCGGTAATCTAAAATCTGCTTGTCCATCACGTATACCCAATGTTGCCGCTGCTCCGCAACGCTTTCTTGGAGCGCCATGGAACTCGCAAATCCCGCGAACACTTGCGGCACAAAGCCGAACGCCAGAACGGCCATGAGGATCACACCGATAAAACTCATAGCCGTAAACGTAGCGATGCGCCAGCGCCAACTATGATTGGCGGCTATGTCAGAATCCGGCGGCGGTACGATCCATTTCAACATAGTTTGAACGAACTCCCACATGTGGATAGCCTACTTCGTTAGCGCCTTGACGATAGGAAGCGCGACCTTTTCAACCGAACGCCCTACCGTGTAGCCGCCAATTCCTATTTGCAACAACGTCCATGCTTGTGGCGCCAGCGGGGAATGCAGCCAGCCAAACGAATCGCATACGACGAGCGCGAGAAACGTCAGCATCGTGATTGGCCGCCAGGACGCAGCAAGCCAATTACTCGATCCGGCCTCCGCTGCGATCACTTTTTGCTGCCCGTCGAGAAGCTGCGCCTCATAGGTTTGCGCGGCGGTGGCTGCCGCCATCCCAGCATTGAGCTGCGCGAGTTGCAGCTTCACTTTATCTTCGCCGGAAACCGTTACGTGATCGATCACGTCACTGAACGGCTTTAGAATTCCCGATACCATGTCGCTTAGTACCATCTAAGCCACCACAACAGCCGTCGGAGCCAACGGGGTAACTTCAATGAGAAAGGATACCGCGCCAGAGAACGAACTCGAAGCACCCTCCTTGGTCGTTACTGCGAGGGCTAAAGAATGAGAGCCGGTAGCTAGCGCTTTATACGCAGCGAGTGAAGTCAGGTCAAAGGATGCGGTGCTGAACGCTACCGGAACACTGACTGCTGGAACGCTATCAAATTGAATCTCGATACCCGCAAGATCGGTCGCGGCGCTCCATGCAACAGTAGCGCCGGTTTGATCCGTTGCTTGTGTAGGATTGGCCCATGAAACGTTTTTTGGATTGGTGGTAGACATAGTTTAGGTACTCGCGATGACGACGAGCCCGTAGAGCACGGGCGCTGGTTGAAAGTTACGGGTGCTGCCGGGTGGCGTGTTAGGTACGGCTCGAATCACCCGCTCATTGGCGTTCAATCGGCCATTACCCGTGGTCACGGTGCCGGTCGTCAGATTGGCAAACACGCCGAACGCCACCGAGCAGGTCGTATCGGTGCATAGCTCAACGAACTTGGTAGTCGGCTGAAAGGGGTTCGCGATAACGACCCCCGATGCCGAGACAGTCACCGATTGTTCGACAGTCGGCGGTACCGGCAGGATCGCAACCGAATCGTTTTGATCGGTGCGCCCCAGGCCGGAGAATTCTGCAATGCGTAAGGTAGCCATTATGAGATTCCTATTTCGCCTTCCATGTTGATGACTGCTGCCAACGGCAGGCTAGACAACCCCGTCAGGTAATCCCCTGAATCGAATCGTGCTTGCCCATACCACTGAGCGTAAGATTGTGCCGGAATCGAGACGCTGGTGAAGCCCCCGAACTGCGTACCGGCAGCAGTATTGAGCGAACTGCCCTTGTAGAGCGTCACGTTGATGGCGGAAGTTGTCAGCGGGTTCCCGATGACTATGTGCTTGAGGATCGCGTAGGGTTGTGTCGCCGCAAGACCTATCCCTTGTGGCGTCAGCGTGGTGATCGCGCAATTAAACAAATTGCACGCCGTGGTCATCCCGGCGGTTGCGATGTACGCCGGTTGACTGTTGAAAATTTTATTAGAAGCCATTGCAATCCTCCAGGGGTTGTGAGTCTACGCTATGCCATGCGCCGAAACCAGTCGCAAACGATAACTGCCGGATTAGCTACGCTCGCTGCACCGGGATCAACAAAAAAGCCTATGTTGTTTGGCGCTGTAGTGAATGCTGTTGTTAACGCTTCGGTCGCGTAATCTACAAAAGTACCGTCGTATCCCGTATCCGAAATACGAAAAATAAGGTTACTGCCGTTGCGTTCTGCTTCCCACCAAACGGAACGCGTATTAGGGGAAACAGAAACGCTCCCCATGATAGCTGATGCTATCTGAGCGTATGTGATAGGGGTGTTTAAATGCGCCCCGTCATAGGTGTTAAAGGTTGTGAAATTTGTCCACCAACCAAACCAAAGGACTTGGGGGTTGTTTTGTAGGGGGCCGAAAACCGCTAGCTTTCCGGTTCCTGATTCGTATAATCCGATGCCCGCGATGCGTCCTGTATTGACAGTCATCATCATTTTGTATCTGTAGCGCCAAGCGGTTCCTGCCGGAAGCGCTTGCCCTATAAACATTGCCTGGAAAGTAGGGCTTCCGGTTAAATCAGATTTAACTACCAGCGCTCCATTACTGGTCGATACCGATGCTGCTCCCGTTTGGTTATATATAGTCCATGGCGACGCCCCTACGAATCGCGTTCCGCCGGTATCCAACGAGACTTCTTCAAACTCATCGTTGGCAACAAAAGTTGGAACTCCGTTGCTATGCGTGTCGGGTGTTACGTTGAAAGGATTCGACCCCCCAACCCCGGCCCCTGCTACTCCCGGCGGCCCCATCATTCCTTCCTCCCCGTCATCCCCAAAAAATACAAACGGAGGCACAGGAAATGGAGTAGCAGGGATACCCATAATAGCCATGATTTCCACAGCCATTTCGCGCAGCGTTATCGTATCGCTAGCGTTGACGGTGCCTCCCCATTGTACGGACACTTGAAGCGTTTGAGATATAGTCGTGTTGACTGTAACCGGAGCCGCATTGTCCATGTTCACGAACAGCACAACGGTGGACGCTGTTGAAAATTCCGACAGCCCTTGCGCTTCTATCGTGCCGAGAGAACCAATTGTCTGGACAGTGAACAATCCCTCGGCGGACCATCCATCGTTAGTAACGTTTGCAACAGTCGTCAACGTACCAGATGCTATCATTACCGTTGAGCCGAAATAGACTCGCAACGCCAACGAAGGGGCGACGACTCCGGTGCTATAGACGCCAAACAGTCTCAACCTGACAACCATACCTGCGGCAAGAGTACCGGCGGGGATGGCATACGACGACGCGAAGAAAGTCTCTGCACTCGTATTAGCGACAGTGTTCCCGCCGGGGACGGAAGTATTCACATAGACAAGGGACGTACCCGTAGGCCCTGGAGGTCCCGCCGGGCCAGCGGCCCCCGCAACCCCCGCCACGCCGGCAGAGCCCGGCGGCCCTGAGTCGCCATCCACACCATCATCGGCGGCCATAAAGATCGCGGGGCCGAGCGGACCTTGCGCTCCTGTAGCGCCATTCATACCGGCGACCCCCGGCGGACCTGGGTCGCCGTCACCGCCTCCCCCAGCGTCATCAAACCAAGGAATCGGCGCGGTTAGTCGGATAGGCACGTTGCCAACCATCACCCCGCCGCCCGATAGTCCTGGGCCCGGCGTCAACGTCGCCTCGTTGCCCGTGCCAATGTTGCCGCCGCCAGTATTAGGTGGCGGCGTTGCGGTGGCGATCAGCGCCGCGAGCTGCGCGAGCGTGACGGTGTTCGAGCCCAATTCCGCAATCGTCGTGCCAACCGCCGTCGTGCCCGGAATGAGCATTTTGCGGATGCCGCCAACGGAGGGGACTTGGGTTTTCTTCACTGGAACTCGTCCCCCAACGTTCGGCGGCCGAAAGCACGGGCCACGAGTCCGTTGGCGTGACTCTCCGGTAATCCGCCGCGATCGATGACGGTAAAGGGCTTAGAGCCAATTCCCTTCTGCGCAATCACCGAACCCTTGGGCGCCCGGGCGTCCGCCGCCTCAACCCCATGGATCGGCGTCACGTTGCCGTCAGGGTCGATCAGAAACCGAGTGCGACCGGCGGCGTTCTCCTCCGCCGTTCGGCCAATGGCCTCGGCGCTGGCCGCCGATTCGCCGGAGGCATTATTGGTAAATGCCGGATGCTGCGCGCCGCTGGGGAAGTCGATCGTCGGCATTGTGCCGCGAGTGCCTTTGGGCGTGCGCTGCATGATGCCTTCTGGCACCCCTTGGCTCATGACGCCTGGGTGATCGGAGTTGTTCTCCCGCATGAAGTTGTTGAGCCAGTCCTCCGGGCTCAACTCCAAGCCGCCGGCCTCGTGCGCAGCGTTGCGGGTGAAGGGGATGCCAGCCGGCGCGGGAGCGCCCATAGGAGCCACGGAGAGCCCCGGAGCCGGGCTCTGTTCAACGCCATGCGAAAGTACGTCCGCCAAGGGGATTTGCCCAGGCGGTCCTGCGGCGGCTGGCGGCGGGGCTGTTGGAGGCGATGCCGTCATTCCCGGCGGCGGTTGGGGCGGGCCGTGGTCTATCGGCCCGAACTCGCCGCCAAGGCCCGTTACGGGAGGCGCAAGCGTCGGCTTAGGCCCCGTCAGCGTGCGCCGCGCCATGGCGCCGAAGAGGGGCTGAACATAGGATAGCGGCTTTTTTAGGTCCACCGACGCCACATCTTTTGTGAGCCCGGAAGGATTGAACCGCTCGGTATCGGACGGTAGCCGAGTAACTTCCGGGTGATCGCTCGCGAACTGGGCGATTTCTTGCATCGGCCCAGAGAGCATGCCTGGGTTGTCATTGTGCAGTTTCGCCAGCTTCGTCAGGTTGACGTTGCCGTTCGGGCCGAGCGCATTCTCGATTGTATGATTCTGGGCGAGCGCAACGCGCGCAGCGTGCAATTGATCGGCCGATACCGGCGCACCTGGCGGTAACGTATCAACCATATGTTGGTGTAGCGCATCGGACATCTTGAGCTGCGCCTGCCCCAAAGCCAGTTGTTCTGGGTCTTCGGAGCCGACGTTACGAAATCCATTGAAGCGCAGCGCCCTTTGAGCGTTGACGACTTGCGAGCCAGTCAAGTCTCCCGATAGTAGCCGCGCTTTTTGCGCATCGATCGTTGCCTGAGTATCCGGCGAGTGGACGATCATGTCATCCGAACCAACACCCTGCACCGTTTGCGCAGCGTTTGGGCTCAACGGTCCTGTTGGGATGCTTGTTTCGGCTCGCTGATATACCGAGTTCGGCGCATCGCGTGCATCTTCCAAGGTTTTCGGCGTAAGCTTCGTACCAGGAGGTACTCCGGCTTGCGCGCCGAGCACAGGGTCAGCGATTGATTGGTTGTGCGCAGTTACAGCGGGTTTTGCAGAACTACCAGCGACGTTGCGCGCTATCGGATTGTTCGCGCCGGTTTGCATGCCATACTTCGTGACGGCTGCGGGCGCGTTCTGCGCTGCAAGTTCCGTCGCCTCAGTGGATGCTCGCGCGCCGGCTGCTACCGGAGCCGCGAGTCCTGCGGTACCGAGGATATCTCCTAGTTCACTCGTGGCGCCATGCGTTTCGCCTGCAGGGATACCAACTGCCTGTCCGCCTTTTTCTAAAAGCTGTTCGTCGGTCTGCGCTGATTCACCGAGAGGTGCAAGGGCGGCATGCACCGCCGCCCCAATATGCTTTCCCACGGGGGTCTGCGTATCGTAACCAAAGTTACGATTGACGTACTCATGGGTTGCATCCGCCGCCATTTGCGGATCACCACCAGAGAGCGCTGCGATCAATCGATTAACGAGTGCTATCGGTGCGCCGACGATTCCCGTTGCTACCTTCGAGGCGCCGGATAGCGCCGCGTCACCCACACCTTTGACGACATCACCGACACCCGCTTGCGTAGGAGCGGGTGCTGTTTGGCGAACCGCCCAAGGGTTCTGGATTTGCGCTGGTGCGGTACCTATGACACCCCAATCCGCCATCACTGCACCTTGACCGGCTTACCGTTTTGAAGCGTCCACACCTGACCGTTTCCGAAGGTCGTATGAAACCCCTCTTTGAGTTGGGCCAAGGCTTGCGGTGGAAGTGTTGTCGCTGCACCTCCTGCGGGCGATGCCGAAGCTGTTGGGCTTGTGGCTGGCGGCTGCACAGCGCCTCCAGAAGCGGGCGCTGCTTCCGGGTTTATTTCAAGATACTGCGCCACATCGGGCGCCACGTAGCGCCGTGCAAAATCGCTGCGCCCCGTCGCCCCGTGATACTGGAGCGCCATATCCGTCATCTGTCGCCCCAACATATTTTTAAGCGTATGGACGGCCCCTAGCGTCTGCTCTGGCGAATTCCCTAAGTTAGCCGCCGTGTTGGAAAACTCCTGACGCTCTTCTGCGGTCCCTGTACTGCCGTTTGAGGATAGAATTTTCGTCAGTTCCGGCCCTATGAATCCGGCAGCCGTTTGAATATCAGTCGGCGCTTCACTACCAAAGGCTTTCTTCCATTGCGCGCCTAGCTTATTGGCTACCTGCACGTCTCCGTTTTGCAGACCTTGAAACAAGTTCTCCATCAATTGAAGATGGCCCGTCACATTGTTAATCGAGCGTACCTGATTGCCCAAGGGTCCCGCTGCAAAGCCACTCAGCGCACGTTGGCCGGCGGTAAAGTCTTGACCATTCGCAAGCGCGGTATCAAATCCCGGATTCGTAATTGGCTGGCCTTGTGATTCCTGGTTAGCGAGTTGCGCGGCACCTGAAATAATCGCCATGCGCGCAGGGCCGCCACCCATACCCATCGCAGGCATCTTGCCCGTTTTGTAAAGCATGTATGCACCAAACGCTACCGCATTAGGATCTATCGGCCCCCCGCCTCCCCCGGTGTGGGGGTTGAATCCGCCCGCCGCTGTCTGCGCGTCGCGCAACGCTGTTTGCGATTGGGTATCCGCCATTGCAGCCGCCCCTTGCGGAGATTGCTGCGGCGTGACGGGCGCGGAGCCTGGGAGCGTCGTGAAGTTATTTGGCAGATTAACTGGTTCCGCGACTTTACCCTGAATCGCTTGTTGTGCAGCCGTTTGATCCGGTGTACCCAATAGCGAAGGATCGCCCAACGTAGCAGCGTTATGCGCTTTGAACATGTCCATCGCATTGACCGCACTGCCCGCGTGCATCCGCGCGGCAACCGCCATCAAGTGAGCATCGGCAGGGCGAGCACCCGCTCCGTGAAACGCATCCTCAAGCTGGCCGGCGGCCACTTGTTCGTCTTGCGCCCGTTGCGCGTTGAGTAGTGCTTCTTCCGTTTGCGCCGAGCGTAAACCATTGGTTGCTTGCGAATTAGCGACAAAGGCTTGAAGCCCTTGACGGTTGACCGGAGCGCCAGCGGCACCCGCGAGCAAATCACCTAACGATTGAGATGTGGGCATGCAGCTTATCCTGAGACGAAATTCACGCCGGTACCGGGCGTCGGCTGATATCCGCCACTATACCGATTGCTCACCAAGTTGGATGTATCCGGGGAACCCCCGGCGCCCATTGCGTAGGCATTCGCGCCGTTCTTTGCCATTCCCGCAAAGAGGGATACCCATGGATTGGCTTGCCCCGCCGCTTGCGCGCGGAGTTGATCCACGAAATTCTTGGTGTACGATTGCGCCCCCAAGCCGTTAAGGCTGGTGCCAAGCGTGCCCATTGCCAACCCTTCATTCTGACGCTGGCGTACCGCAGAATCGATGGCGCCAATTTCGTTGGCATAGGTGTTGCCAAACTCTTCTGTCTGTTTCTGTGAAGTGCCCAAATCACTTTTATAGCGCGAGCTGGCGCCCGCCGCCGGGGGAAGCGCTGATACAGGCGCCCCGAAGTTCGTATCGTTGGTATTCGTGGCACCCCCTTGCGTACTACCCGCCGCATTCTTGCGCAAGGTATTCACAAAAGCGCCCGTCTCTTGGCCTTGAATCTGCGCGGGGGTGTTCTGAGCAATCTGATCCGTCAGTTGCTTAACTTGCGCATTGGCGTTGCCACGAATCTGTTGCTGATCGCCAATCGCTTGCACTTCCGCTGTCTGTTGGCGCTTGTTCGCATTTGATTGGTTGATGTACTGCGCGCCCGTACCCAATGCCGCGATAGCTGCCGGGACCCAGAAAGACTCTGTGCCCATGATTACGCCTTGGGTCCTGGCGGATACGCACCGCTCGATTTTTGAGGTTTAAACTTCGACTTATTGAGTGCAGCCGCTACCCCTAAGTTCTTCGCCGCGCCCGCCGCCCCCGCACGTGCTGCATACGCGGACTGCCCCAAGGCGCGGGCTTCCGGTCCTGAACCGCCCCCCGTGATTGCAGGGGGTTTACTTTTGAAAAAACTAGACCCCATAGACATTTCCTCCAGTACCCCGTTGCGTCTGCTGTGCCGCTGCGGAATACGGATTTACCTGACCTACCGGCCCCGTTCGGCTCGGACTCGACATCAACGATCCGGGGTTCGACAGGTTACCGGGAGCCGCGCCAGGGTTCGCACTTGATGCCAGCCCCTGCAACGCGCCTAAGAAACCACCTTGATGCCATGGTTGCGGCTGCCGCCACATGGGGTCTGCTCCAGGGCCGCCCGGTGCATAGCCGGCATTGGCCCCCGCGAGTGTCGGCGTCACGCCCGTATATGGGCCGTTCGATCCCGGCAGATGGGCGTTCGCCTGCTGTTTGGCGTAGGAGTTATATCCTGGCAAGTGCAGCGCTTGCGCTACCGGATCGATGCTCGCTATTTTTCCGAAAAAACCGCTACCCATATTCAAAATCCTGGGGAGCCGTACAGGCTCCCGATGGGTTTCTGTTGAGCTGCGCGATTCGCCGCCGCCGTCTGTTCCGTCTGGTAAATCTGTCCTGTTCCTTGAAAGAGATTCCCCAAGGCGCTCGGATTCATCGCACTCTGCGCGGCGCCTAGGGACGCATTCTGCGCCTGTGCAACTTGTGTCGGAATCGCGCCCGTGTAGTTGCCTTGCTGCGCCAAGCTGATCATTTGATTCTTGGCGTTGATGTCCGACTGCTGGAGCGCGGCTTTGCCTGACTGCGCTTGTTGCGCCGCCTGGAGCAACCCTTGCGTATAATCCTTCTGGAGCTGCGTATTGGAATCAACCGCCGCCGAGCCGCCGGTCAAACCGCTACGCGCGGTGGCAAATTTCAAATTGCGTGCATTGATCGCCTCTTGGTTGTTGACTTGTCCCGTGAGGTAGCCGCTTAAGTTCTGCCCATACTGATCGTACTGCGCCTGGCGGCTGGGGGAGCCAAAGGCATTGTTGATCGCGCTAACCGATTGCTGAATCTGCTGCTGTTGCTGCTGGTTGGCCTGATTGGCTGCATTTGCTGCGGAATTTCCCGTACCCATCAGTGTTTCACCCGCGAAAAAATAACGGCATCAGAACCGTCTGCACAATATCTCCAAAGCGGGGCCTCACGAGTATAACCTAAAATCCGGTACCATTTCTCAATGCAAGATCGGTCGGCTAGCCGCTTCATCGGAGCAATGCACTCTAGCCGGTGCGCTTGCTCGCTCGTGAACATGGCGTCCATCGCCTTCCGTGCGATCCGTGTCACGGGGAACCAGTGCTTTTCCCACACCGCTGGCGTCGTCAACATGAAGTCTCGCCACACCCCTGGCCGCTGCGGAACGAAGCCGCCAATGGCAATCGGTTCGTCATCGGCTTTGATCACCCACTTAGGGCCGGCGGTCGTAAAGTTGCCCACCGCTGCACCATCGACGGTGTACGGCTCCCCCGTAAAGGACTCCAACTGCTCGCGCTCATCTTGCGGCAAGCTGATGCAGACCTTGATGAAGTCGAGCAGCAACGGATTGGTGTAAACCTGAATTGTCATCCGGTCGCCCCCGCGCCGCGAACATCGACGACGTATAGATTTGCTGCTTGCCATGTCCATTGCTGGCCCCCAGGGAACGTCAGAATCAGCGAGTAGCTAGGCGCGTTGATGGGGATCGGCAGCGGCATTCCGGGCACGGTATCGGCAATCGCCACTGTGTAGGGTGCCGTAACATTCGTTGAAGTGGGAAACCCCGCGTTATCGTTGAACGTTGTCTTATCAGCCTGCTCAAACCCAAGCTGAATGATGACATCGCCATCGCCCACGATATCGACGCCGCCCAGCATCTTGTTGATGCCCAACTCGCCCATGTCGAGATACGGCCATTGCAGCACACCGTTAAATACGGTGTTGTTGCCGCCTGAATCATCCACCAGCGTATTGGCGTCGAACTGCCACACTAAGTTGCCGGCGGTGCGCAGATACAAAATTCCAGCGTTCAGCGTCCAATCCGTGATGGTGTCGGGGAAGAGGTAACGGCTCCAGGATTTTTGCCCCGCGCCGTTTAACGTCAAGACAAAGGCTTGCGAACCAAAGAACAGCCAGTATTGACCGCGACCGGGGTAGTAAAGCGAGATCGGCGTGAGCGGCGTACCCGGCGGCCCGGTGAGAATAATCTCTGTCGTGCCACTCTTAGGAAACGGAAAATCAGTGGTCGCATTCTGCCAATAGAATTGTGTATAGCCCGCCGAGGTGGATACCTGCGCGTTGACCCCCAACGCCGTGTATGGGTTGCCCGCGATATCCACCCCGCTCATTGATACCAGTGCAGCTTGAGGAATGTTGCCGGTGAAATACAGATACAGGTCCGTATTGTTGACGACCCCCGCGCCATTATTACCCGCAGCACCTGCTACCGGAATCACCCCAAAGTTGGCGGGGGTAATGGAACCCCCCGTGGTGATGCTGTTGAACCCTGATGCAGGCAGTCCTGCGATGATATATCCTCCACCGCCGTTGGGAAGCCCCGCATTTTGAAAATTGCCCAATCCGGTAGGGGTCGTCACGATGCCGCACGTCACTTTAAACGCGGTCGAATTGCTAACACCTTTGAGCTGCGCGATAACAAGTGGGTCCACGGGCTGTCCGGTATTGCCCACTTGCATGTTGGCGGTAGCGCCCACCGTGCCTAGGTTGCGCACCCCCACTTCGGTCAAAAATAACAAGTCATTCGCAACGCTCTGCGCTGCGCGCGGATAGATCGACCCCACGGGCTGCGCGTCGAGCAACGCCATGTTGGCGGGATCGGGGTCAATCTGCCACATCTGATAGCCACCCGCGTTGAACGCCATCAGATTGGAGCGGTAAAGCGCGAGCATCGCTACCGGGTTGTCTCCGTAGTTATTGAGCCCTGTCGGCAGGTACCCCGCATTATTGGCGCTATGCCAATCGGTGGGGTCCACCGCCGCCGAGAAATCAACAAGGTCCTTATCCCCCGCAAATACGTGCGAAGCGCCTAGCGTGACCGCAATGGTGTTGGGGCATTTGGGGTCCGTGATTTGACGGCTGATGCACTGCCACGACATGTGGGTATTGATGACCGTGCCGTTGATATCGGTAAACGTGCTGGGATCGTTCACCGACAGCCCCACCGTCGTCGGGAACGTCGGTTGGATGGTACCTGACAGCATGAGAGGGATCGCTTCCCACGTAATGATCGAGGTACCAATTGCTTTCCACGTCACACCGCCATCGATCACGACACTGCCCTGAGTCGTTGGCCACACGGGCTGCGCAGTAGCCGAACTGCCCGCCGCAACTTGCACCGCTTCGTATAGGAAGTTGCTCACCGTAGCAGGCTGCTCCAAGTTCCAGACTGCAAGATCCGCGTAGCCGGTGTTTCGTGAATTGGTTCCGCTGCCTGCGCCAATGGATACCCGGCAATGCGCGGCTTTAGGCGGCGCGTTTCCGGTTACAGAGGCCTGCCGATAGCCGCCCCCCTCTTGATGAGGTCCGACCGTTGCGCTCAAGAAAGTATCGGTGGCGTCATACCAATTCAGTTGAATCCATGCGTCGAGATCCGCGCCGTTATTATTGGGGTTCAAGTACACGGAAGCGGTCACCGACTGTCCCGGTACCACAATGCCGAAATTGGTCATCGTCGCGAAATCACCGCCCGGTGACGTATTGCCGGTCGGAAACGATAAACACCAGTTACCCTGGTACGCTCCGGTGTTTGAAAACGCCCACGGCGTCACCCCAGAGAACGTCCAATTGCCATCATTACCATTCTCGAAGTCGCCGTTTGGAATCGCGTTGATAAACGCACCCTGCGTCGCCGTAGGCCGCACCACCGCCCCCGGTGCATAGAGCGTCCCCGGAGCCCAGGTGGTAACGTTCGTCGATGCGATCACCGGGAGCGAGAGCGCAGAAGTCGGCGCAACTCCTGCATTTGCCACAGTCGATGAATTCCCGTAGCGATCGGTAATGTTCTTACCTAACGGTGCGCTGGCGGAAGTCGTCGTGGCTTGGGTCGCCCCTGCATTCGTGGAGGACGCATTGAAATCACCAAACTCTTGGATGGTGGCGGCAGAAACGGTAGGCCATACAGGCTCGGTGCTGCCGGTATGGGCATCGGTGACGACTGTAGCGGGCGCTGCGGGAAGGGCGGTGTTAAAGTTAGCCGTCCAAAGTGCGCTTCGAGTTACGCGAAATTCATCTACCATACCCGGCGTTGTGGCCCCGTTGAATCGAGAGTAGGAGCCCACTACGACATTCTTAACGCCCGCAGCACCGTAATTCGAGGGCATCCAGTCGTTTCGAGTGTTACCCGCAGCAACACCATCTACATATAGCTTCTGAATACCGGCATGGCTGATGAGCGCAACATGGTGCCACGTATTGACCGCGCCAGCGGAGGTAGTGGATATCGTTGCCCCCGTTCCAAACGCTGCTTGATCCGCTGCGCTGACGGTGAGCGTTCCCCCACTTATGCCGCACGATAGCACCAAATCAGAAGTCACCCCTCCGGTTAGCGATCCGCCGTAATCGCAAAAATTCATCGAACCGCCCGTTGTGGTCATCAACACCCAACAATCGATAGTCCATTCGGTTGTTGCGAATATATCTACCGGACTGCCTGTACTAAAAGGAACCCCCAACGCGTAACTGCCAAAAAGATTCACCCCTGTGGTAGCAAATGCTGCCGATCCAAACTTTGGATTAGAAGTAGAGAGGGAACCGTTATTGATTATTACCGGATTGGCATTAGGAGATGAATCGAGCGTAGTCGTTTGCCCGTTAGCGCCATCCATGTGCAATAACAGAACGGGGGAGATACCCGACTGTGATCCTTGATCGGAGGCTACAGAAACGGCTTCGTAGGCAAATCCTGTGTACTGCGTCGGCTCTATTATGGTGCCTGCCGAGATGACAGAGTTCGCGGACCACGGGGGGTTCGGCGGAAAGTCGCGTACCGCTTGATACGCCAAGCCGTTGACGGGGGAAGGCAACTCGATGTTGCCCGTTTTATAAACCGTGTTGCTTGTCCACGTTCCGTTGCTCTGTAACCAGTAGTGAAAAATATTATTGTCCGAGAACTGCGCCACAACGTAAAGAAAACCCATAAAAGGTTTCGCGAACCAAATCGTCGTCGGGGTGGCGGTCGTCGTCACCGGATTAGTCAATACATTGAGCGTGTAACCCGAAGGCACCGCAATGCCGGTGCCGTTGACAATTGGCGGCGTACCCCCCGTGTTCGCCGCGCCAATATCCAGAAAGCTCGTGCTACCCGTCGTGTAATAGACATTTTCCCCCGCTGCCGCCGTACCTCGATAGATTCTATATGTCAGCGCCCCTGGCACCGCACCCCACACAATCAGATTGGATGACGTGGTTCCGGTCGTCAGCACTGATCGTTCATTCGATGCTGTCGTCTCCCCCAAAGCATTAAGCGCCGTTACCTCATAATAGTACGTCGCCGTTGTCAGCGTGCCGCCGGTGGAGGTAGTGAGGATGGCACTCTGTACCGGCGCTTGTAGCACGGTAGAGACAGCAAATACATTAAACTTCCCGTTGAGCGCTGCAAGCCCCACTGTCGAACTGTTGAGCGTTGCGGAGCGGATCGTCCCTTCGCGGGGAACGATCGACCCTGCATTTGTTATATAGCCGTTCTGCAAGTCATAGAGCATGTTGGCGGCGGCGCCGCCTTTGACTCTCAACCGATTGATGCCGCCTTGGAGGACGGTGATCGGATAGGGCCTCATCCGCCGCTACCGGCAGGATCGAATTGAATCAATGTTGGACGCACGGCCGGGGGCACCGCAATCGTTCCCGGCAAATAATGCGCCGTTTGATGCGTGCCCGCGATCAGCTCCCCACGATAAGCGTTCGCTTGCGCTTCGATATTGTTGGCGTCCGGCTGCCCATAGTGGGACTTCGCATTGGCCAACGCATGAAGGAACACTAGCTCGGCATCGAGAGTGGTCGAGTCGGTATCGTTGACGAACGAAGTCAGCCCAAAGTGGCCCTTAATCCAGAGCCAATAGGTTTGATCTGGCATGGGGTAGAGTTCAATCGCTTGACGGATGTCATAACGCGCCGGCCGCCAGGGTTTCGTAATCATCGTGTAGAGCTGTGGTGGGATACCTTGAATCAACGGATACCAGACGTTCCGCGTATCTTGAATGCCCGCCCACTCGACGCTCTTCAACGGGTCCATTTGGAAATTGCAGAGTACATCCTCGTCATTGTCCTTGATCGAGTAAAACCGTTGGCCAGGATTCACCTTCCAACGAAACAGCCGCTTCGTATGGAGTTGAAGATATCGCTTGTACAAGTATTTTTGTCCGCTTGCGAGAAAGTCATTGACTAAGGGTGCCATGCCGGGTGGCGGATTTGCGGCTTGATTACCAAAGCCCAATCGAATCAGAATGCGCTTGCGCAAATTCGCGAGTGTATCAGTCGGTACTACATTGTCGATACACGCCGCATTGTAATTGATCGGATCGAACGGATTGGGATTGTCCCAGGACAGCCCCTCATTGATGTTGCGCGTGATCGCAATCGCAATCTGATAGGGTTTAGCCGACGCGCTGGAGATGCCGCCCGTCGAGTAAATTTGCAGCTTCAAGACGCTCAACGTCGTGAGCGTGTTCAAGGGGACGATGATCTGCCCGTTCTGAATACCGCCCAATTGCGCGCCCGCGCTCGATAACGTCGCCGTAGTCCACGCACTGCCGCTGGTGAGGTAGGCCAACTGCGGCGTGCTGCCATCGGTCGCCGCCTGCACCACGCTCCATTGCAGGTTGATGCTGCCCGTCGAAAGAAACGCCGGGTTGCCGATGAATGTAATCGGCCCGCTGGTGTTGGTCGCAAACGTGTTGGTTAGAAACCAATACCGGCCGTCGCCGTTCAAGGGGAAATTGACATTGTAGGGGACATTGCTGAATTGATTGGGGGGAACGTTGCCCGCCGTATCCTGCCACGCATTGGGATCGACAATGTCGCCTTGACCGCCGATGACTACAGGCATACCGCTTCCTCCAACAAAAATGGCCCCTGAGTCACCCCAGGGGCCATAACCCTATCGTCACGCGATAGGAGCCCCACTCAACTCAAGAGTGCCTCAGCCGATCGGCGGCGGCCATTTCTGCGAGCAGGAACGGGCTTGACTTCCGCCGCAACCGCGTCATCTTCCGCTTTCGCATCCTCAATCAGCTTTTGCAAGGAACGAACCCCGGCCCGCGCGTTGCCGTAAACCGAGTTCGCATGCGGTACGCCGCTTTTCGAGTCCGCACCATACACCGTCACCAATCGATCGAGTTCTTGGGAAGCCTCCGGATAGTCGCCGGCTACTTCCTCAAAAACCCCCAGGCGTTCAACATTGCCTTCGTCGAATACCCACTCCAACATGGGGATTTCCCAGGGCGCGACCGCCCGGTTATGCACCGTGTTGGTGTCCCGTTTCACTTTCACTCGTTCGTATCGCATTGGGGCTTACTCCTGCGAAGGTTAGTTTTGGATCAGAATCAACGTCGAGGTGGACCCGCTGGCGACGATCCAGTCATTAGACAACTGCACCAGCTTCGGAGCGCCGAATGCAATCGTCGCAATAACCGAGAACGCCGCCGGCCCTAAGACCGTACCGTAGGCCGCCGTGGTCACCGTGGAGGACTTATCCGGGGCGCCCATGAGGGTGATCGCAGCGAAGCTCGCCGTACCCAGCAATTGTGCATTGCCACCATTCATCGCCAGCACCGTGGCCCCCGATTCAAACGGAACGACCGGGCCATCCGCTTGCTGCGAGAGCGTGTGCAAAGTAATGAGGGATGCGGTACCCGCTTGAAGTCCCGTGGTAAAGGCGTTGAGCGGCGTGCCATTGGCGACCGTCGAGACGGAGAACGTCTGTCCGGAGATTGAGGTCGTGTAGTAAATCTGGTTCGCACTCACCGTCAAACTGGTGAGCGTACCCAGGACCGCGCCGCCGCCTACCGAGAGCGACACCAAGCTATTTTGCGCTGGGTTGAACCCCGGTACCGTGATGACGCTCGGCGTCGCCGCCGTCATCGTCACATCGGACCAAGGCTCACCGAAGGGAAGCGGCGAGATGTTGAAGGGAAGATAGATCGGCGCCGTACCAGCCGCCGTACCCGTATTGATGAGAACTTGCATTTGTGCGTTTCCTTTGAGGGTTAGGCGATGGAAAGAACAGCGTGCGCGTTGCGCTTGCCAGTGGTCAGGGCTGCTTTCGCCGTCAGCGCGAAATAGTGAACGTAGCGATCGTACACGCGCGGGGGCGTGCGATTGATCATCCAATGCCCCTGAATGGGCCGTAGCTTCAAGAACTTCGTGTTCAGGAAGTAGCAACGCTTCTCCCAAGGGATCGTCGGTGCATAAAGGCCATCAAGCACCGTCATTACCGGGTCCCAGAGAATTTCCACATTCTTGAAGTACATGCCGGTGCGGATGCCTTCGCCTACCGAGGCGTCAAGTTTCGTCGGCTTCGCGTCGTCCTTCATGTACACCGTACGGTTGATGGTGTTCTTCGCATCGAGGCGGTAGGCGTCCAGGAAGAGTTCCCCAACCAAGATGTAGTTGGGCGCCATGCCGCCGTATCGGGTGCAATCGCGCCAGCCGATTTCCATCTGCTGGGTCAAGTTGCCGGCGGTCGCCGTCGAGATGCCGGTGATCGCCGTATTCTGCCACCATGTATAAATCGATTGGTCGAGGCCGCCCACCACTTGGGAGACGGTCGGCGTGGTGGAGACCAGAAGGTCCAGGCCGGGAATGTTGGTGGCTGACTGCGTGCCATCCAAATGCAGCATGTAGTCGAAGTTCTCTTGGAAACCCAGCTTCAACGTCTCGCTGTTTTCCTGCAAGAGGTTCGTGAGCTGAACTTTTTCCGCTTCGCTCGGGACGCTGGACTTATCATCCGTCATCACGATTCCGTTCTGCGTCAGTTCATCTTCGTTGAGCCCAAACCCATCGTGGAAGCTGCCCCACGTATATTTCGCTTGCTGCAAGGTGCGCTTGCGATTGTAGGTAACCTGTTGATCACCAAAATAGGATTGGAAGTTTGAATCGTTGCTGTAACGCAGTTGCTCAACCACGTACTGCAAACCGCCGACATACGGCTTTTTCTCTTCCATCAGCTTTTTGATCAGCGGACGGGCGATGTTGACGTTATCGATCGGATCGTTGCGAAGAAAGTAATTGATCGCCGCGTTGCCGGCATATGCGAGTTGTTCGGTTGTGAAAGCCATATAGCATTTGCTCCAAGTATGACAAAGGTTAGAAACCATGTCTTCTTGGGCCGGCGAACCCTGTACGCCCGTGTCGAATGACCACGCCAGTTGACGATGCTGGGATTCAGTCAGAAGGCAGACGAAAGCAAATGTACGCTAACCTATTGGCTACTGTCAAAAACAACACTATGGTAGTAAAAGGCGTGCTACGCTTCCCCAATGGAGTATCAAGAAGCTAAGCGCCTAGGGCTAAAGAAATACAATACCGGCCGCGCATGTAAAAAAGGTCATATTGTTGACCGCTATACAAGCACTCGTACCTGCACTCGCTGCCAGTATGAAACTTTAAGCAAATGGGTTGACCTGAATCCAGATAAGCACAGAGCTCAAGGACGCAATTGGAAACGTCGTAATCTAGAACGCTATCATACAGAGCCGGAAAGATCCAAGATGAGGGAGCGTTGGCGCGCTAATCGCGGATTTCCTACCCCCACACGTCCGACACCTACTAATTGCGAATGTTGTGAACGAAAGCTGGAAGGTGGACGAAAGACTCACCTAGACCATTGTCATGAGACTGGCGGATTTCGCGGTTGGTTATGCGGTAGCTGTAACCTTGGAATAGGGTCCCTTGGCGATACAATAGAAGGATTACAGCGCGCTATCGAGTACCTTAGGCGCGCCGAGTCCTAGATCAAAGTCAGTTCGGGTACCGCGACGACCAACTTGCCGCCCCAATGTTTGACCTGGGGTGCGAGCTTGCGAACAATCTCATCCCGCCAGTTCCACGGTAAAATCAGCGTGTACGGCGGTCGCTGCATCAGCAAGACTTCTTCTGAGACCACGGGTATGCGGCTGCCGGGTAGAAACTTTCCCTGCTTTGCGGAGGTGACATCACCCACCATCCGAATGGAATCCGACGTAGCTCCACAGTAGTTCAAAAAAGTGTTGCCCTTCGCCGCTGCACCATAGGCATACACTTGTGCATGGTCATGGAGGAAACGATTGAACTTCTCTTTGACATGCTTCGCGCGAAACGCAAACGCTTTATAGTTGTCGAGTCGCGTTAGCCACGACTCTTCCGCGTGCAACGTGAACACCGCCTTGCTAGCGGGACGGGGTTGCTTCGAGACATACAACCGCAAACTACCGCCATGTGTCGGCAATCGTTCCACATCATAGACGTGCAGCTTGCACCGATTAAGCAGCGGCTCTAACGCAGTGAGCGACAGATACGAATAGTGCTCGTGATAAATCGTATCGAACTGGTTGCTGTCCAATAGCTCCACCACATGGGGGAACTCAATCGTTGCAGTACCCGTAGGCTTAAGCAGCCGTGCAATCGCTTTGACCGCCCCTGCCAAATCAGGAATGTGCGCCAACACATTATTGGCGATGACCAAATCCGCGTAGTTGTCAGCGGTCGTCATCTCCGTCAAGTGTTCGATCATCGTTGGCACGCCGCGTGCAATGGCAACAGCGGCCACCGTCGAGGACGGGTCAATACCTAGGACATGGCAGCGGCCTTTTAAATTTTCCAACAAACTGCCATCGTTGCTGCCAATCTCAATCACGTTCGAGGTCGGCCCTAATTCCAGGCGCTTGTAAATCATGTCGCAGTAGCGGCGCGTATGATCGAGCCATTGTTTGGACCCCGACGAGAAATACACGTAATCGTCAAAAATATCCCGCGCCGATACGTCATAGTCGAGCTGCATCAAGAAACAGGTTCCGCATACAACCGCACGCAAGGGGTAGTATTTCTCTGGTGCCTCTTGCGTTCGTAAGAACGCATTCGACGGAGGCTGCGATCCTAGATCCAGCATCTCGTGCAAATGACCGCTGTAGCACGCGCGACAGAACGTACGCCGGTCGGTATGCGGTGCCTTCACTCCCCGCCGCTCCTGGGAGTTGGCGTCTTACCTTTGGGTTTCCCCTTCTCCGCTTCACTGCCGGCATGTTTTGTGAGCGCTTTGTCGATCGCAGACTTCATACCGTCCTTTTGATCCTCTTCGCTCGCACCTTCGATGCCCTCTTTGCCGATCTCCATCTTGTGAAGATGCAGCGTCATACTCCGACGCGGACCACCATTAATACCTGGATCTTGGTCCTCGCTCGTCGCGCCGACATGCGCCAAGCCGCTGATCTTGATCTTAGAGCCGACCGGCGGCATCTTGTCCATACCCAGTTTCGCCAAATGGTGGTGTTCAAGGTACAACCGTGGTGGCGATTGATGTTCCGCGCTACTCGACGGACTGTTAGCTCCCACTAGTGAGCCTTTAGCTTTGCCCTTCTCAGTGGATATTTTCTTCGGTGTAAAATCAGCCATAACCATTTCCTATGAGCTGTAAGCGCTCGGTTCCGTCTCCACGTCGTGCTTATCCCCTAATACTACCGTGCCGTGCCAAGTCTTGCCCAACGGCTTCAAACACAAAAGACCCCCCTCATCGAGGTCTAACGCTACCCGATCGTCCGTAAGCCATTGGCTGATTTCTCGAATGTTGCTACCTGACGTGACCAGCAGCACGGGCCCTGGCCGTTTTTCATCTAATAACGCCTTGAACCAACCCATAAAACGCTTACAGAACTGATTCAGCGATTCGCCTTCGTCGGGTATTTCGTTCGGGTGCTCCATGTAGTATTTGACAATCGGCTTGTTTGGGTACTTTTTGCTACCTAACATCTTTTTACCCAAATTCCAAGTGCGCGCCTCGTCGGTGACTTCGATATCCACCGGCTCTGCATCCCCCGACTGGATAATCTCGGCTGTCTCCATCGTACGCTTCAAAGACGGCGCATAGATGCATGCCAACGGTTTCGGGAGGTCCTTGAGATACTGCTGGGCGGCGATGATCCCCATACGCCCTTCATCTGTCAGGGGGAAATCGAGCCAACCATCCGATCGCTTGAGCGCGTCTAACGCTGTCCGCCCATGACGCATGATGTAAACCGGCTCCTGACTATTGCCAAGCGCTTTGCTCATGGCCGCCTTCGCGCCTTTGACGCGATCGGCTTCTACCCCGGAGGCATATCCTGTTCTTGCCATTGCTAGTAGCCGGTCATGGTCATGCGCTTCTTTAACACATCTGCTTCCACAAGTCGATTCTGCGCAGTGAGGATGCGATTGGCTACTTCGTAGCGTGACCACATGAATTGACGAATCATTTCATTGAGGTTTTTCTTCAATTCTGAATCAGTCAGGTTATTTTGGAAGATATCATGTGCTAGTACCTCAAGACCCGTTCGATAGGCGTCGAAATCCGTCAAGCACTGCTGATCCCCCAGCTTGACCCGGCCGCCGACCGGATGCGAGGTGATGTTGCGATAGTAAGGGGTTTTGGCAAAATGCACCGGACCCCGCAGCACGGCATTGGCGAGGTCCACGAAGCACCAGTAGGCGGGGGTGCGCGGCTGCATAATCTCTTCCAACCGCTCGCGCCGGTAGATCGCATGTTCTGGCCAGACATGCTTGTGCATGACGAAATTCCACAGCAAATCCGCTCGCGTGAACGTCTCATCATCCGCCGGATAGAATGCATCCCACGCCGGTTTCTGCTCGACTTCATCATAGAGCTGACAGGGCGCAAAATACGCCAATACTTTAGGGTTCGCCTCTAAAAAGTCGATGCCCTTCTGCACTTCGCCCGGTAGCAAGTAGTCATCGTCCGCCAAAAACACGCAATAGGGGGTGCTCGACGCCAGCAATGCCGCGCGCATATTGGGAAACGGCCCCAACCGTGGGGACTGACGGATATAGCGCGCGTTGGGGTAGCTACCGATCTCGCTCCGTCCGTCATCGGAAATAATGAGTTTCGTATTCGGAAAATCGGCCGCTGTTTTCTCCAGCGTCCACATCAAAAACGGATCGCGTTCGTAGGTTGGAATACAAATGCTAAGGTTCTGCATGCGCCGCTCCGTTGGTCAGCGCGGCCGGCGGCGGTGCAGGGACTTGGGTTTCCATCTGCGGCGTAATCTGGGGGTCCAGTGTGCGCCCATCATGCGACAACCGGACGCCGCAGTTGATCCACGGCTGAATCCCTGCGCTCCACACCAAATCCGAGAACGAATAGTCCTCTGAGAGCAAATTGTCCATTGCGATCCGACCAAAGAAGAAGTGGTGGAAAGTTCCTTTGCCGTAGGACGCCACCATTTTCTTATCAATCAGCGTTTGAAACACGCTCCGCTCGATTTTCAAAAACCCGCCAGGGACAAACCGCGCTTTGAGTAGCCCTTGCTTCGGGATATTCTCCAGCGGTACTGTGGCCCCTTCGTTGTCGCGGCAAAACGGCATCGGTGGTTGGCACTTATCCGTATACAACCCGCTGACAAAGGGTTCTTCCGTATCGATCAGATTTTTCAAATCGTCTCGTGTGAAGCCCATATCGCTATCGATACAAACCATCGTGTCATATTCCGTACGCCGTAAGAATTCGTTGGCGAGGACATTCCGCGCGACATAGATATCCGACTGGCCCGCCATCGGTAGCCATCCGCCGTGAAGGCCGTTCGACTGCAACAGTCCGGCGGTGTAGAGCGTGATCGTTTGGTTACCCCGGATCGGTGTTGCAATTAAAACTTTATTGTAGTTTCTCATTTGCCCATCCCCGCGAGCGCGCCGCTGACGGCTTCCAACATCGAACTGGGCGCCTTCGTCTGCCCCCCGGCGGGCTGCTTGCCCGCACGAAGTGGTTGGTTCACGGGTACCTTTTTTACCGTAGGCGCCGCGCTGACTTTGATTGCTTTATAGGCTTCCATGAATTTCGCTTTCCATTGTGAAGGGGGAATCGAGGCCAGTACCGGCTTTAGCGCCGGAACCAAAATCGCCTTCTTCGCCGGATACTGCGGATCGCTACTGAGTAGCGTTTGCTCCAGCGCGGATAAGTCCGCGCGAGCAGTCGCCAACTCTTGAGCCGCTGCTTGCTGGCGCTGAGTCTCCTGGCTGGCATTGGTTGTCAGCTCCGTACGAAACTGCTGGCCGTTACGCGTGCGCGCAATCTCTTTGGCGTACTCCGGTGCGAGTTTGCCGGTACGCACCGCTTCCACCAAATCGGCATGCGCCTTCAACGGATCGCCTACGGTGCGTTCTTTGCCGAGCAACGTCGCCAATCGTTCCGCAACACTCTCCACCAACTCCAGCGCCTTCGTCTGCTGCGCCGGATCGTTGCTGTTGAACAACGCCAGCCAGCTCAACGTCTCGCCGTACTGCTCCGGGGTCGCACCCGTCGCCTGGATGCCGTTGACCATGAAGTCAAAGTTCTGTTTGATCTCGTCCCGTTCGGCCGTCACCGTTTTCGTGGTATCGATCAGCGTGCGGATACGGTCTTGCGTATCTTTTTTCAGTTCCTTCGGAATCGGATCGTTGAGTGGATCCGCTTTCTTAGGCTCGACCTTTGCAGGCTTCTCTCCTTCGACCGGCGGCTTTTCTTCACCCTTTTTGATGAACTTGCCGGTGGCCGGATCGCGTTCGGCGCCGCGTGCTTCGGCTTCCTCGTCAGTCTCTTCGGCTTCCGGGGTGCCCTCTTCGGGTGTTTCGCTTTCTGGGGTGTCACCCTCCGGCGTCTCAACAATTTCCTCATCCGGCGGATCGGCCGTAATCGCCTCGCCAAGAGCGGCGTCCACTTCTTCCATCAAGGTACTTTCAGGCATGGGGGCTTCCTATCGTGTTATTCAATCAAGAGGGGGCAGACGGGGACGGTAGACCGGCCGGCGGCGCGGCACCGTTAGGGCCAGGCGTGGTTTGGGACGGCGGCATGCTCGCGGCGTCGCGCGAGAGGACCGGCGCTACGATTTGCTGTGCAGTCGATGAGTCGATGGCGCCTTTGATACTGACGCTGACTTGCGGCACGATTGGCGGCGGCGGTGCACCGGCTCCTGGACTGCCGGGCGGCGGTTGACGGGGAATAAACCGTTCCACGTCGCTCTCATCACCCAACCGCAACATGGTTTCTTTCACCAGCTCGATCAACGCATTTGCCATCGGCGCATCGCCCATTGCGAACGCCCGCGCAATATCCTGGAGTGATTTCTGAATCAACGGAAGAATGGTCCCCCACGCTTGCATATCTGTGGCTTGACGCGGTTTGCCGGTGGAACCCGCCTCAATCTGAATCTCTACCAGGGTGAACAAATCCTCGATATCCATATCTGCGGGCCAAAAGGCTTTTGGACCCGCCAACCGCTGAACGTCTCGTATCTGCAAGCATTGTAGCGCTTGCTGTGCCGTGTATTCCGCCAGATCAGCGAGCATTCCTTCGAGATTATCCCGGTCAGAAGTCGTCCGAGCCTGTGTTCCTGACTGCTGAATGTTTGCCTCAGTAGCAGTTTTCGGATTACCTGGACTGTTAATTGCCGCCGAGAGTGCTTCTTGCACACCAGAGATGCGTTCCATATCGTTGAGGATAAGTGTAGGATCATAAAGCCTCATGTCGATGGCTTGTACAGGTTTCGGCGCAAAGAGATTCGCCAGCGGTATTGACGGATCGCTCGGCCGCAGCGCTGTGTACTCTTGGCTTTTAGATTCGGTAAACTTCTTAGCTTCTACCTCGTCGATCATGGTCGCGTTGAAAAGCACACCAGGTATGGAGCGCTCGCGCGTAAGACGGAAATTGCTTCGTGAGCTGCTGTACTCGTCTTGTAGCTTGTACAGACGCCAGCTTAACGACTGGGCGTGCCTCTGGCCGTCCACTTCGTAAAACGCGAAATAGAAGTACGGGTAAAACCGGCTTGTGGGATAGGGCGGGGGATAGGGTTCTTTTGCCCATTTCTTGACTCCATCAATGATGGTCCGAATTTGTTTGTCGCGTCGATCCCAAATCTCCACACAGCGAACGAACCCTGGGGACTCTTGCGCGCTGGTGTTAGTCGTAAACATCTGCGCGCTTTCGGCGGTCAACGTCCCTTGCGGCAAGGCGTTATCGATATCGCGGTTCGTCAATTCTTTCGGCGCGCGTTGGTAATAGGTTTTAGCCGTTTTCAAATCTTCCGCCGTCAGCCGAGGGAAGCGCGACAGCGCATCATCGTCTTTCGAGAGATACAACTCGTTGCCGATCCAATCCGCATCCGTATAGTTCTCGATGCAATTGATGTCGGTCGAGACTTGCATGTTCTCCGTCTCGACGTAATCAATCACAAACATCTTGTTGACGGCCAGCTCTATCTTTTCCTCCAACTCTTCGATCAACGCTTCCTTTTCCGCTTTCTGTACGTCTAGCGTTTCAGGGTCCTGATTCTGGGGGTCCTCTAGTAGCTTTTGCTGCGCAATGATGCGCGCGTGGGTTTCCTGCGCATCATTGAGTGCTTTCTCTACTTCCGGCTGCGGACGCTTCTCGGACACCATCGTACATTTGAACCAACCCTCGCCATTCGAAAGAACAGAGCGAACGCCTTTACGCGCGGGTTTTTTGAGGTTGCCTTTCTTCCACAGCGAAGAAATCACAATCTCCAGGGTACGGGCAAAGACTTGAATCTGGTAGGTGTTCGATTCGTCCACCTGCGGTGCTTTTCGCACAGAAACATCCGGGTTTCGGGCATACAATAACGCCACTAGGATGTCGATGAACGCGCCGATGAGATTGGTCGTTACCGCCCATGATAGGTCACTCGTTCCGGCGGCATAGCGCCGGTCAATCGCAATTTGCTTACGGAAATTTTCATCGAACTTGCGGGCGTCCTCGTAGTGCTTCCACAACTTTTCGACGAGTAGCAATTCGGCTTCTTCGTCCTCTTTGCTTTGCGGTTCCTCTTGGTCAACACCCTCATCTTTCCCTTCCGTCGCCTGGCGGGGATCACTTTGAATGCCGGCAGTGCCGCCCGTCACATTGTTCGAGGCGCCAGAGGTCGCCATGCGCTACTTCCCTGGGGTTAGAACGTGTGGGGGTTCGCTGGGCGTTGTATTCACCAACAGATCCGGTGCCGGATGCTTCTTCGCCAAGTTCGCCATCTCGGCGCGCGCATCGAGTATCGGCCCTAAGTTAGTTTCCTTCGGTCGCTTCCGGTGCAGCGCGGGTACCATGTCATCGTTGAGCTTGGCCGGCGTTTTGTCGGTCGAGCGCGGTGCGAAACCCGGTCGGGAATGGATCACGGTAAACTCCTAGGGAAAAATCCGACTTGGTTCGGCAATACGATCGGCGTGGAATACGTGAAAGGGGCAACCACTACACCTTGCTGAACAAGCACCGCGGGCCAGACATTGGTTTCGGTCGAAAGCAACGTCTTGCCAGCAAGGATCGGCGTACTGCTGTTCACGACCGCTTGGGGTTAACCGTACCGGGTTCCGTCTGCGCATACGGGACGACGGTAGCAACCGCTGCTGCCCGAACGATGGGGGCGTGAAATTGCGGTACCCCAGAAGCTACCACCATGGCCCGTGCCGCCTCTCTAACACCGGGAGCTGCGTGAACTTGGGCCATTATAGAATCCTCCAGATGAATGCGAACAGGCCGAGTTTGGCGACGCCGTAGCCAACGAGCGCGGATACCAACTTGGAATAGTGCGCTTTGATAAAAGCAACAATCTTCGACTTTTCAGCGGTCGCTGCCGCTTGAAGCTGAGTAATCGGTAATCCCGATCCGGTGGTAACTTCTGCCATCGTTATCTCCTAAAAATAGCGTACCTTGGGCTTCTCGTTGCGATCATTGTAGGTGAGCCACGCCTCCGTGAACGGCACGAGTATAGGTCGGGAGGTCACCGAAGGCAAACGGGCGTCCATCATCTTATCCACCATGCGCCCTATCAGGCCGCAGACATCGGCTTTGTCATCCCATCGCCCGCCGGGAAATTTGACCAACTGCTCGATGCAATTATCCGCCCACGCGCGGCGAATGGGGAAATGCACCGTGCCGGCGGTCGCCCTTGCGTGAAACGCTTGTAGCTTTACCGCCTTGTCATCGAGCGAGGGTAGCATCTCGACGGCGACGAACTTTTGAGAGTGCTGCATGGCGCTGCGAATCGCGGGGCCGATCGCTTTGTCAATCAACCCCCCTTCATTCGCCCATCGGACGGGTTTCCACAACCCCACCAGTTTGATGAACGCAGCAATTGCTACATCCGTCTCGCACTGTTTACTCCACCAATCGATTGCCCACAAATCCCCGATCTTATCGACACCCCAAACGCCATGTTCCGAAAAGTCAGGTTCCTTCTTCCCGTGGCGCGGCTCCATCACGGCGTAATCCGACGCTCCATAGATGCGCAAACTTTTTGGCAGGGCATCCAACCCCTCATAGGTGCGAATCACAAATCAACCCTCGTCAAGTCCGGGTCGTACATTTTGAACATGTCGCGGTTAAAGTGGACACCAGTAAAGGGCGCGGGCCTCTGCTGAAAGAGCGCGGCCCAGGTTCGCGCCGCACGCGGATTGTCCCTCCAAACCGACCAATGCTCACGCGGCCAGAACTCGGGCCATAGAAACTCCCCTGGCTTGCGGCCGAGTACGTCATCCTCGCGCTCGCACTCGGCAGGAATGCAAAGCACATCCCACACCTGGCCATCACGGCAATGGATGAGGCCGCTTTCTCCTTCGTAGTTCTCCGGCAAGATTGACCCCACCAAATCTTCTTCGTGCCATCGGGTCATAATTAAAATCACGCTCATCCACGGTTTGGCGCGCGTCATCGCCGTGTCGATGTACTCCGCGTAAATCTTCTCGCGGATGGTAGGTGAGTCCGCTTGCTCGCGGTTAGCGACCGGGTCATCCAGAATCAGCAAGTCGCAACGGTTGCCGGTGATTCCCGCGAGCATCCCGGCCGCCATCATGGAGGACCCGTTTGTGAGCGACCAGTCATCGATTGCCCGTTGATCCTCCGCTAAGGTCGGTCGGCCTTCCCACAACGCCGAGTAGCGGGGGCTACGTACCACCGAACGCACCTTGCGGCTTTGCTTGGCGGCGATCCCCGTGGCGTAGCTGCCGATGATCACTTGAGTGTTGGGCTTGCGCCCCATGGCCCAGGAACCCCCCACGACCGGCGCGTAGGTAGACTTCGCACATCCAGGGGGGCCTAAAATAATTTGCCGCCCGCGTGGCGTCTCGATACAGGTTTGAATCTTCTGCATCATCAGGACGTGGTGCAACGCCAGTCGCGTCTCTACCGGCTGGTAGAGAACCGGCTTGTCCTCGAAGCGATTGATCAGCTTGCCCGTTGCAGGATCTTCTTCGTCCGCTACGTCAAGCAGCGGCACGCCGGGGATGTCAATCGATTGGCTGTACTCCAGAAGGCTGGCGCGAGCACGCTTGCGACGGAGGTACTCTTGTGCCGCCCATTCCGGCGAGACGGCTTGGTTCACGCGAGCAGCGGATCGATGTCAGGAAACGAATCCGCTGGCCCATGTACTAATTTGCTACTAACGAGAACAGAATTAGTAGTTCCACGTGGAACCGTCACCATCGCCTGCCGTCCGCCGATTCTGGGAAGTTGTTTCTGCTCGATGATGGCCACCAACTGCTCATCGGTCATCCCCGCTAGAAGCGCGGCCTGCCGCCGGCTCGCGGGCACCTGGATAATCGCCTGCGACGGCTTGCCGTAGCCCCGGTCCAATATCGCTTCGGCCGCGCGGATCTTGTCGCGATCCTCCACCGCCGTCTCCATGGTGTCCGCCAATAGCTCGATGGCCCTAGGGGCATGCTCGCGCGCCAGCTCGTCAATTCCTTTGCTCATATCGTGAAGATACTGGAAAAAGGGCTGCCAGGGCAAATTTTAAATATGAGACAAAAGAAGATAAATATTTGCCTTGAGACAAAAGAAGATAGATAGCTGGTGGAGGCGCTTGCAACAAAGCCCCCGCTCGCCGCCAGAAGCCTACCTCCTGAAAAGGGCCCCTCACCCCCTCTTCCCAATTCTCAAATAATTCAGCCTTGTTACTAACGGGTAACACCGAGACATTACGAGACAATAGAAGATTGAACGGGCCGCGCCAAGCTGTTCCGATTGTTCCTAGATGATGAGTATGAGACGCCAGAAGTAGGAACAGCCATAATTCCCGGTAAAAAGCCGATATCTGTTCCTACTGTTCTTACTGTTCTTATATATATATAAAAAATAGTTATGATATATATGTAATAATAGGTAGCGACCCCAATTAGTGAAACACAGTCGGAACAAGTCGGAACAGCCAATACAATCAATGACTTACGCGTGCCTACTTTGCCAAACTCACTTTTCAAGTCGGAACACTAATAAAATCAATGACTTAGCTAAGCGCTTGTATCTCGCATTGTCTCATGTTAGGGTTTTCTTCTTTTCCCAGGAGTTTTTCAATGCGTAAACCCGACTACCGCCGCACCCGCCTGTTACAAGACGGACGCCATGCGCTGGCATTATTGAAGGCCGGCCGATCGATCCCGGAGGTGATGCTAGTCATCCCTGGCAGTCGCGCACGGCTCTACCGAGCGATGAATACAGCTCGCGATCCGTTACTTTTGTGACGTACGTCTCAATTTGTATCAAAATTAACTTGACAACGATTTCCACTAGAGTAAATTGGTGTTGTCTCGAATTGTATCAAACAACCAGGAGTAAAGAGCCATGGCGTTTATGCAGATGTTCATTTATCGAAAAGGCACGTTGTATTCAGCCGAGTGCAGCAAATGCGGCGCTACGCTCTACACGCACGAATGGACGAATGACGACCACAACGAACGCCGCGACGCTATGCAAGCCGGCACGCTGCGCTGCGACGAATGCAGCGGCACGGCTAACCCTGAAACATTCTCTCAGATGCCCGGCCGATGGTACGCGGGACGATACAGCGCGCCCGGCTATATGGACTGCACTAGCTGGAGCTACGGCAAGAATAAACGCGTGTTAGAGCGAGAATTGCGCGATATGTACGGCGAGTAGATAGCAGCCTGTAGCGACTGCTAACGCGGTCGTTATGGGGTACGATCTAACCCACTAGGAGTAAAGAGCCATGAGACAGAAAACAATTGACCTATACCAGTTTGATGAGCTTAACGACAAGGCGAAAGAGAAAGCGCGCAGCTGGTACCGCGAAACATCGGCCGACGATACGTTTTGGAGTGAGCATATCCTTGAGGATGAGGCGCCAGCGCTCTTAAAGCGACTAGGCTACTGCGATCCTAAGATACAGTATCGCGGTTTTTGGTCACAAGGCGATGGGGCTTGTTTCTCCGGTACCTGGTACTCATCGAATTGCAAGTATGCCGAAGTGATAAAGGATTACGCGCACGATAAAGAGGTTGCACGTATTGCCGATGCTTTCGGTACGCTGCTATTTGCGCACCCTGGCATGTCGGCAAGTCTCACGCATCGCGGACACTATCCGCATGAGATGAGCATATCGTTTGACGTAGAGTTTGACGCGGAAGACCACGATTCGAGCGACGATGCACAAGCAGAGGAAGAATTTATAGAGCTATCGCGCGATTTGATGCGTTGGATATACAAGACGCTAGAAGAGGCGTACGAAGGGGCTAATGCGGACGAACAGGTTGACGAGAATATCCGCTGCAATGAGTACGAATTCACCATAGACGGCGACCGCGCGTAGTTCGCAGCCTGTAGCGCGTCGCAGCGTGCTATGGGGTACGATCAATAACCAGGAGTAAAGAGCCATGAGTGACGAAAACAGTTTGAAAGAAACCGGGCGCTGCGCCGCTGAATCGATTGTCGAGATGGTAGCCGCGCTCGAATGCGACTACAACCGGTATACGGAATTGCGCGATAGCGACATGGATGATTTAAGCCAGGAAGAGAAAGACGAATTGCAAGAGCTTGCAGATTCAGCGGGCGAATGCAACAGCCGCGAAGAGGCGGAACAGCGCATACAAGAGGACGCGCTATCAGTCGAAGTCCGCAGCGAATGGCACGCACCAGGCGACGCGAATGGCGTACAGGATGCAGAGTTTATGATCCTGCTATCGACTGGCGGCCCTGCATCACGCATTCGTGGCGAGTTATCAAACGGCGAACCGGATCGGGCATGGCTCGAAGTTCAAGACTGGGGTACGCCTTGGACGCGTTACTTTGACATTGAACAGGACACACTCCTGGCGTATGCCCGCTGCTTTTACTTTGGCGAGTAGGAGAATCCCTTGACTAGAAAACATTTCTTGATGATATCAGCCGCTATCAAAGCGGCACGTGCTAAGATTATCGATTGCGAGCCGGTAGAATCTCAAACCGACTTGCTCGATGGTACCAGCTATGCAGCCGACTATGTAGCCGATGCCCTAGCAGCCGATAACCCGCACGGGTTCGACCGCGCACGCTTCCTACGGGATTGCGGAGTACAGTCATGAAAATAAAACCCGAACATTACGCATACATGCGCGATGCAATGGCGCGCGTGCTGAAGGACAATCAAGGTATATCCGCAGCGAGTTATGCCGCTCAGGGGCTCACGGATAGGAGGTTCCGCTGGGATTTATTTTGGGCGGCGAAACTCAGCCAGTGGGTGTCCGACAACGTGTATAAATACGCGAATGATGCTCATTTGGATACCGCGCTACGGGCAATCGTTAAAGAGCTGGGGGTCTCATGAGCATCCGCTACCATAAAGGCTACTGGACGATATTTAGCAAGGGTAAGCCCGTACTGGCATGCGAGAGTTTCAAATCCGCATGGAGCGCGGTATACGCCCTGTACGCAGAATTTGACTTGTCCTGATTACCGCTTGTAGCATCTGCTTCTTTTTCTCAAACAGTAGGAGCCCCAATGAAATATGAATTTACTGGTGAAACAAAAATAGTGTTTGGTGTTACTTTAAAACGCATCCGCGCGTTAGTGTCGTTTGGCACAGTAGTTAAAGGCGATATCGGCGGATGGCTTGAAAAAGAAGAAAACCTTGCGCGGGTGTATGGCAACGCGTGGGTGTCTGGCGACGCGCGGGTGTCTGGCAACGCGCGGGTGTATGGCAACGCGCGGGTGTATGGCAACGCGTGGGTGTCTGGCGACGCGCGGGTGTCTGGCAACGCGCGGGTGTCTGGCGACGCGCAGGTGTCTGGCAACGCGCAGGTGTATGGCAACGCGCGGGTGTATGGCAACGCGCGGGTGTCTGGCGACGCGCAAGTGTCTGGCGACGCGCGGGTGTCTGGCGACGCGCAGGTGTC